CCAACTATGATTAAGCAATCAAAGTATTTAGGTTCGTGAATACGATCTTACGATAGTAACGACCTGAGCCAAGTAGACTATCAGTAATAGCGTAACGAGACATTACACCAACACGAGGTGAGAAATCTTCTTGTGCAGTTGCACGAGATAAAAGACCTGTGATGTAAGGGGAGAAGATAATACCTGCATCAGAGATACCAGGACCTTTATAACCAACAAGAGCTTCGTCTGTGTCGATATAAGAATCACGATAAACTTTGATAGTACCATTAATTGTACCCACTTCTACTAGACCATTGGTAGCATCTACCATTGCTGTGTTTCTAGAGAATTGAGGACCTGCTGCTTGTAGAGCAGTTGCAAGACGAGTAGATACGATAACGAAGTTACCTGCACCTCTACGAGTTGCTGTCGCGATGTCATTCGCTTTCTTAACAATTGTAGTAACAATGTTAGAGAATTTTTCTTGTGACCAACGACCATCAAGTGCAGAAGTCGCAACATCAATAGTTGTTACTGCTTCACCACCATTAGCAACATTTACAGCTGCTGCACGCATTCTTGATAAGATTTCTCTATCAAGTTCAGCTTGAATTTCATACTGAAGAACATTCACCATTTCACGCTCAATATCAATTGAGTGCATTGCTTGAATGTCTTGAGCAGCTTCAAGTGAGAATGATGCTGCTAGCTTACGAGTGTTAGCTGTAATAGCAGTTTGGTCAATTCTTAAGCTAAGCTCAGGCATTTTACCTGTTGCTACATTACCACCAATTTCCCATGATTCACCAGTTGCAGTTGCTACACCAGTACCGGTGTCAGCTGTACCTGATGTACCTGATTGAGAACCTGTGAAACCTGAGAAGTTATCAACATCGTTAAATGCTGCTTCAACTTGAGGTAACGCAGTAGTGTTGTATAAGAAACGAAGTGCAAATGCAAGACCTACAGGGCCAGACATTGCTTGCACACCTACTGTTTTGTTAGCGAACAATGCAGGGAAAGTTCTACGAACAAGAGCAAGTGCGATAGGTTGGAAAGCACCTTTTGTAACATCATTAACAGTAGAGCTACCAACAGTAGTTGAACCTTGTGATGTTTCAAAAATCATTTCTTGTCTAAAATCTTTTTGTTCTTGGTTTTCAAGTAGAACCGCAAGGTTTTTCTTGATGTCTTGATCTTGCTCAGAAGCAATTGACATCTTACCTTCTACAGAGCTCCACTTTTCAACAAGAGCCTTGATGTCAGGAACATTGTAATTCATCTTTAGATTCCTCCTAAATTACTTATTTTTATTTATAAGATTAACAACGAAAAAAAATTACAACATTTCATTTGCTTTTAAAAGCATTGAAAATGTCGGAGTTTCTTTTAATTCTACATCTTTATCAGACAAATCTACTTTAGATTCAGAAATACATTCTTCCTCTGAAATAATTTCGTCTTCGCTAAGAATTTCGGAATCTGATGAATCAACCGAATCGTTAGACTCTAGTACGATTGACACAAATTCGTCAATTTTAGCTTTTGTTTCATCAAAAGATTTGCCTTCAAAGAATTCTACTACACGAGTAGTTTCAGATTCAGTAAGATCTTTTGTTTTTTCAGCTAAAAGAAGTTTGTGAGCTGCAAGTTGTGCAGATTCAGCAAGCTCCATTTTTTCTGCAAGAGCTTCAGCAAGTTGTGTTTCAAGAGTTTCAACCTCTTCTTGCTTAGCCTTGATAAGACCATGACCTTCAGTATCAAGTTCAACATACTTTTCTTCAAACAATGATTTAATACCATTGATAATCGGAGCATATGTTTCATTAATAGCGATAGACTTCAAAGTCTCTTCAGAAATTTTGTTTGAAATTTCCATCTCTAGGAAAAGGTCCAGCTTTTCAACAAGTTCTAATTCAAGATTTTCAAGCAACCCATCATATTCTTGTACTAGCTTTTCTTTTTCCGCTTCAACGCCTTCTTCAATCTTTTTCTCACAGAATTCATCAGCAAGTTTTGCTAGTTTCTGCTTTTCTTCTTCAACCACTAATTCAACTTTTTCATTAACCATTGAATCAATAGTTTCTGAAATAAGTGTTTGGTCTTCAGAAGAAAGTCCAAGATCTTGAAGTTTCTCAGAGATAACTTTCATCTTTGACATTATTGTTTCCTCCTAATGAGATTAGA